GCCGATCGTCGTCGACGCGAGCGGTGTCGTCCGCGCCGGAAACGGAACGCTCGCCGCAGCGAAAGCGCTCGGATGGAAAGAGATTCGCATCGTGCGCTCGTCGCTTTCAGGAAGTGAGGCGACGGCCTACGCCATCGCGGACAATCGAACGGCGGAACTTGCGGAGTGGGACAACGATGCCCTCGCGCAGACGCTTGCGGCACTTCAGATCGAGGATGAGGAACTCGCGCTCGCGAGCGGATTCGATGCGAAGGAGATCGACGCTCTACTCGCTCCCGATGAAGTGACGGAAGACGAAGTGCCAGATGCTCCAGTCGATCCGATCACGAAGCCGGGAGACCTATGGATTCTCGGAGAGCATCGCCTGCTCTGCGGCGACTCGACGAAGGCGGAGGATGTGGCGCGGCTGATGCGTGGAGAGAAAGCACAACTCATTCACGCCGACCCGCCGTACGGAATGGGCAAGGAAAAAGACGGCGTACAAAACGACAACCTCTACGCAGACAAACTTGATGCGTTTCAAATGGCTTGGTGGCGAGCGTTTCGACCTCACGTCGAGGACAACGCAAGCGCATATATTTGGGGCAACGCTGAAGGGTTGTGGCGGTTGTGGTTTGTTGGCGGGTTGAGCGCGAGCGAGCGCATGACGATGCGTAACGAAATCACATGGGATAAGCGGGAGGACAACTCGACAATGCTTGTTTCGGGTGTGCCGCTTGAATCTCGTAGGATGTATCACCCGACCGAACGCTGCCTTTTCTTTATGCTCGGCGAGCAAGGCTTCAACAACAACGCCGACAACTATTGGGAAGGATGGGAGCCGATTAGGTCTTACCTTGAAACCGAGATGAACAAGTGCGGCGGCGCAAAGAATTGGAAAGCCGCACTAGGAAATCAAATGGGCGGTCATTACTTCACCAAATCGCAATGGTGCTTCCCGACCGAAGAGGCGTACAAGAAACTTCAAGCGTTTGCAAAAGGCGACGCATTCAAGCGGAAGCACGACGAACTCAAGCGGGAGTTTTATGCAAGCCGTGCATACTTTGACAACACGCATGACAACATGACCGATGTCTGGGAGTTTAATCGCGTGACGGGCGAGGACAGGCACGGACACGCGACACCCAAGCCCGTCGCCATGATGGCGAGGGCGATTAAATCAAGCACACAGGAAAGCGGTCTACTCGTTGAACCGTTCCTTGGATCAGGAACGACACTCATCGCCGCAGAACAACTCGGTCGCAAGTGCTACGGAATGGAAATCTCTCCTCAATACTGCGACGTGATCGTCAAGCGATGGGAGAACCTCACAGGAAAGAAGGCCGTCCTTGCCTCGCGGTAGACCTCGCGCCGAGATCGACTTCCGTCTCGTCCAGTCGCTCGCGCGTATCGGATGCACGATTCCCGAGATCGCGAAGATCGTCGGAGTTTCCGAGATGACGATCAAGCGTCGCGCTCGCGCCGATATCGACAAGGGACACGATGAGATGAGGATGTCGCTTCGCCGGTGGCAATATGAGAAGGCGAAGGAAGGCTCCGTGCCGATGCTCATCTGGCTCGGAAAGCAGTACCTCGGCCAGCGTGACAAGATCGACGAGACGAGGCGCGAGGAAGTAGTCACGATTGAGCGTATCGCGCCGAAGATCGCGCTCGCGGATACCGCGTGAAGATTCGAGTCCCCTCTATCGAATCCGTTCTACACGCTTCGCAGCGCGAGGTATACCGAAGCCTTGCTCGATTCTCTGTTCTCGAGATCGGTCGGCGTTGGGGAAAGACAACCTTCGGTATGCAACTGGGGATCGAAACTGCCATACTTGGTAGGAAGTGTGGTTGGTTTGCTCCGTCGTACAAGTACCTCGCGGATCCCGTGCGTGAGTTCGAGCGAGCGTTGAAGCCAGTTCTCAAGCGCCATGATCGCGTCGAGAAGCGAATGGAATTCTCCACCGGCGGATCGATTGACTTCTGGACGCTCGAGGATGTCGATGCAGGTCGTGGCCGATCGTATGATCGGATCGTTATCGATGAGGCTGGCTTTGCTCCGAATCTACTCGAAGCATGGCGAGCGTCGATGAGACCGACGCTCGCAGATCGCAAAGGAAGCGCACTCTTCCTCGGGACTCCCAAGGGAACAGGCGATTTCCACAGGCTATTCCTCGAGGCCGAATCAGATACCACTGGTGCGTGGAAAGCGTTTCGTATCGGTAGCGTCGCGAATCCCTACATCGATCCCGATGAAATCAAAGACGCGAAGAAGATGCTACCTCCTGAAATCTTCGCGCAAGAGTTTGAGGGTATTCCGGCGGAAGACGGCGGAAACCCATTCGGTATCAACGCGATCCGCGCTTGCATTGGGCCTCTTTCAACGGCTCCAGTTGAATGCTATGGCGTGGATCTTGCGAAGTCGCAAGATTGGACTGTCATCATTGGCCTCGATGGAGAAGGCCGCGTAGCTCATCTCGATCGGTGGCAGGCTCCATGGAATGTGACAAGAGAGCGACTTGCACGGCTGATAGGTGACAAATCTGCACAGATTGACTCGACCGGAGTCGGTGATCCGATCGTCGAGGATCTTCGCAAGGTCTGCCGTCGTGTGGAAGGCTTCAAATTCACAAGCCAAAGCAAGCAACAACTCATGGAAGGCTTGCAAATCGCCATCTCAACGAGCGAGATTCGCTTCCCAGACGGTTGGCTTCGCGCTGAACTTGAATCGTTTGGTTTCCGATACTCAGGAAGAAGCGTCTCGTATGAGGCGACGGTCGGTCACGATGACGGCGTTTGCGCTCTAGCGCTCGCCGTTCTTGCTCGACGCGCAAGAAGGCCGCTCATTCTCAAGGTCATCTGATGAATCTACTCGCACGAATCAAAGCGGCATTTTCCAACGAGCGATGGATGCGCTCGACGATGACGGTACTTCGCGGAGAAGAAGCGAAGAGAGCGCCTTTCTCGCAGAATGCTGCGGTCTCCTCGTATCGATCATGGATTTACGCAGCAGCGAATCTCAACGCAGTCGCAGTGGCGTCACAACCTCTGCGGTTGTATGTGAAGAATCGCAGTGCCGGCACGAAACTCTGGAACACGCGCAAGGCATCGCGCCGAACGAAAGCGTATCTCAGCGGATCGCTCGAGCAGATTCCATCACGCTACGCGATGACGAAGGCGGCAGAGTACGGCGACGATTACGAGGTTGTCGAGGATTCGCATCCGATCCTTACGCTGCTGTCGAAAGTGAATCCGTATCAGAACGGATTCGATGCCACCGTGCTTCGTGTGTTGTATGGCGAATTGACAGGTAATTCTTACATCCATCCGGTGATCGATGAGAAGCGCGGCATCCCAGTTGAACTCTGGACGATGCCCGCTCAATATGTTGAGATCATTCCAGGACAGGAAGCAGGCGATCCATTCATCAAAGGCTATCGATACGGTGCGACTGAAGAGCAGAAGCGCTCAAACACGTTTGAGCCAGACGAAGTCATTCACTTCAAGCGGCCGAATCCAGCGGATATTTACTACGGCATCGGCAAGGTCGAAGCCGCGTGGGGCGCGACGATGGCGAACGAGGCCGTCCACGAGATGGACACGGCATTCTTCGCGAACAAGGCGCGACCGGATTATCTCCTTGTCGTGAAGTCTCCGGCGCACGATGACGAGATCGAGCGTCTCGAGGTCGCGATCGATGAGAAGCTTCGCGGATCGAAGCGAACTGGTCGATTCCTCACGACGACGGCGGACATCGATCTGAAGCCGCTGTCGTTTCCTCCGAAGGATCTCGCGGGTCGCTCTGAGATCGTCGAAGAGATCGCGGCCGTCTTTGGTGTGCCGGTCTCGATGCTCAAGGCGAACGATCCAAACCTCGCGAGCGCGACGGTTGGCTTTGCTTCATGGAAGCAAACGACGATTCTTCCTCTTCTTCGCATGGATGAAGAGACGCTGAATCAGAATCTTCTTCCTCTCTTCGGAATCGAGGAGGATGCGTTCCTCGCGTACGACAACCCCGTCTCTGAGGACGAGCGCTTCGCGTTTGAGAAGTTGCGCTCGATGGTGGCTGGCGGAATCATGACCGCGAACGAAGCGCGCATGCGCGAGGGACTGGAGGCCGTCGAAGATCCGATGGCCGATGCGCTGCTCGTCAACGGACAGCCACTCGGCGGCCCTGCTCCGATGCCACCAGTCGGCCTCGCGAATGCCGAGCCAGATGGACTTGTCGGGCCTCTCGATCAAGCGCCGGATCTCGACGATCCTCCACAGGCTACGCAGCAGAACGCAGGATTGACCTTCGAGCCGATGGATGAGCCGGAACAGAAGGACGCGCTTTCCGACTGTGTCTCCGAGAAGATTCGCAAGCTTCTCGATGAGGGATACGATCAAGATCAGGCCGTCGCCATCGCGTACTCAATGTGCAGCGAAGGGAAGTCTCTCGAAGATGCCGCGTCATTCGTGCTCGATGAGTTGATGGAAACTCTTCCGACGGTCACGAAGGCACTCGGCGACATCGATACACGGCCTCCGCAAAGCGTCGCCGACAATGCGAAGCGAGCGCTTGAGGTTCGCGCACGAAAGCCGGAATCCGAGCGCGGCATGACTGCCGTCGGCATCGCTCGTGCTCGAGATCTCGCGAATCGCGTTGCACTTTCCGAGGACACGATCCGACGCATGGTCGCGTATTTCGAGCGCCACGAATCCGACAAGCAAGGCTCGACTTGGGATGAGCAGGGCAAGGGATGGCAGGCGTGGAACGGCTGGGGCGGTGACGATGGCTTCGCGTGGGCGAAGCGGAAACGCGACGAGTTTGATCGCGAGCGCGAGCGCAACGCCGAGCGCAAGAAGAAGTCGTGCGGATGTGGATGCAAGAACGGCGGCGGCGATCCTCCGGCGAAGCCATCCGAGCGCATCACAGGAAGCGATCGAAACCCAGAGGGATCGGCGAGTGGATCGCGCGGCGGAATCGAAATCAGCGAAGAGACAGAGAAGGCGCTCAAGACGAAAGTCGACGAGCACAACGAGAAGCACGGCGACACCGACTCGAAGAAGGTCGATCTCGGAATGCTGAAGGCGGTCTACCGTCGCGGAGCCGGAGCCTTCTCGACGAGCCATCGAACCGGAGTCGGTCGCGAGCAATGGGCGCTCGCTCGCGTGAATGCATTCCTCTATCTCGTCCGAAACGGCAAGCCAGAGGACGCGGACTACACCACGGACTACGATCTTCTCCCATCGGGCCATCCGAAGAAGAGCGACGCGAAGCGCATCTCGCTCGAGGCACTCTGGACGAAGGCCATCGAGGCCGACGAAGTCGAGCCGCACTTCATCTACACGAAGGCGAGCGAGCGAGACGCGAAGCGCGAGTTCGAGAAGATCAACAAGCAAGAAGAAGAGATCGGATCGAGCGTCTCGAAGATTTTCGATAGGCAAGTGAAGGCCGTGCTCGAGAAGATCGAAGGCGCATCCGCTCCGACGCAAGAGTTGGTGACGGAAATCGAAAGCATCCTCGCATCAAAGCGATGGAACAAGCAGCTTATCGATGCTCTTCGACCGTATCTCGAGGATTCACTTCTCGCCGGCCTCGACATCGGGCGTCAGACGCTTGAAAAACTCTCTGCGCTCCCCGTGACGTTTGAGAAGCGCGGTGACGATCTACGAGCCTATGCGCGAAGCGAATCGGTGCGCCTCGCTGATCGAGCCGCAAACTCTGTGAACGGATACACGGCAGTTCGCTTCCGAGAGATCCTCGGCGACGGTGTCGCCAACGGTGAAACCGTTCCGCAACTTGCGGATCGCGTCAAAGAGTGGGCCAAGGCCGAAGGCGACGCGGAGCGCCAGACGAAGCGACGCGCCTTGACCATCGCTCGAACGGAATCACAGAGAGCAAGCCGACGCGCTGAAGTCGAAGCATGGAAGGCATCTGGAGTCGTGACCGGAAAGACGTGGCTTCTGGCTCCTGATCCGTGTGAATTCTGCGAGGCCGCGTCGGAAGCGTTCTCGAACAACG